AGTATTAAATTTAAATTCAGCTTCAGTATCACAACCAGGAGTCGTAAATACAACAGGTCAATCATTTTTAGGAACTAAATTTTTTACAAATGGAATTGAATTACAGACTATACAAAGTGTAGGTGATAATAATGTACTAGGTTTTTATGAATCATCAATGAGTCAAATGCAAACTTGGACAGGAACATGCTTTTCTACTTCAGTAACACAAGATTGGGGATGGGAAAGAATAGGAAATAGAGGTTTTGTTGATGTAGCAGAAGTTAGTCAAACATCTGGAAGTGTAGCTTCCTTAATAACAGGAACTAATCTTTTACCGAGTTTTATGACATCAAGCACTAATAGAATTTGTATAATTGTTATTCAAAGTAATGGAGTTACAGGTGTAGGTACAATGATTATTGAACCAGATGGAACATGTGTAATAGGAGTTGGTTATCCATCAATTAATGGAACATTAGATTCTTCTAATTTTTTTTCTATTGCTGGCGGAAATAACGGATTTGTAGCTTCACAAGGTTTTTATCTTGGTTAATTTATTATTTTTTCTCATTTAAAATGAGAAAAATATTATTTTATAATCTTCCTTCTTTTCTTAAACCATCTTTTATAATTTCTAAACCTAATTTCATTTCAGCTAATTCCTTTTCTTTAATAACTAATCTAAATTTAGTTTCCAAACCTATATTTGTACCTAATTTAGCTACTTTTAAAAATTCTTCCATTTCACTAAAATGCTGTTCAAGGCGAATTATTAAATCATCCATTTTATTAAATTATTATTATAATTAATAAATATAATAATAAATGAATTCTCCAATATATTTAAATTCTAAACCACCACATTTATCTAAAACTTTTATACCTTCTGGCACTAATCTTATATCGGAAAAACCTTCTTTAGAACCAATGGAAGCTTCTATTGCATATGATAAAACAACAAAGACATTATGTATAGGTAATGGATCAACTTGGGAATCATTAAGTTTTAAAGATGTAACTAAAGTAAAAATAGATGAAGAAGATGATAGTCTATATAAAACTAGATTTGAAAAATAAAATAAAAAAATAATATTTTATATTAATATATAAAATGTTTTCTACAAAGGGAGAAAAAGATGAAATACCATTCGCAATTGTAAATGGAGGAAAAAGTAATGGTGAAATAATTTATATTAAAGATGAAGAAAATAATAAGACTGTAGTTAAAAGTAAACCAATATGTGATATTTCAGTTAATGATGGAAAATTTGAACTCTTACCATCAGAAAAAATTAGAGTTCTCTATGTTAGTGGTCCAGCTGGAAGTGGAAAGAGTCATTTTTGTGGTGAATATATACATAAATATAGAACTTACTATCCAAATTCACCATTCTATTTATTTACTCAATTAACTGAAGATCCTGCATTAGATGATTTAGATCCACATAGAATAACAATTGACGAATCATTAATATCTAATCCTATAGATTTATCTGAAATTCCAGAACATTCAATTGTACTTTTTGATGATGTTGATTCACTTCAAGATAAGAAACTTCAACAATCAATAAATAATACCAAAAAAATAATTTTAGAACTTGGTAGAAAAAGAGATATTAAATGCTTAATAACAGCACATCTAGCAAATGGAAATGATAGAGCTAATTGTCGTGTAATTTTAAACGAAACACAAGTTTTAGTTATCTTTCCAAAGGCAGGATCATCATATCAATGTAAATTTATTTTAAAAAAGGAATTTGGAATGTCAAATACTCAAATTACTAAAGTATTAAACTTAGAGACAAGATGGGTTGCTATTCAAAAGGTATATCCTCAAGTAGTATTATCACAACATAAAGCAATATTCGTAAATTGTTTATAATTATTATCTTTATTACTAATAAAACTAGTAATATGCAAGAACTTTTACAAAATATTGAATTATATAAAAATATACCATTAACTGATAGTGATATTAAAAGAGGACTTTATGAATGTAATCAGGATACTAATGTAGTTTTATATTCTCAAATGTGTACTTATAATAGTATTGATGAATTAATTAAACCTTATAATTCTTGCTTAATATTATATGAAGAAAAGCCAAATACTGGACATTGGTGTTGTTTAACATTACACGATAATTTATTAGAATATTTTGATCCATATGGTTCAGATAAAAAAATGGAATATTCTGGTCAACCTGATTCTTCTTTAAAGTTTATACCTGAACCTTTTAGACAAGAATCAAATCAAGATGTTCCTTATTTAAGTTTATTAATGTTAAAATGTCCATATAAATTAAGTTATAATGAATATCAATTTCAAGAACTAGATAAATATGTAAAGACATGTGGTCGATGGTGTTTACTTCGAATATGCCTAAAAGATCTAACTTTAGAACAGTTTAGAGATTTATTTTTTGGTAATAATTCAGATAATATAGCAACAGTTTGTACAGCAGATCAAAAACAATTATAAATAGAAAAATTTTTATACAAACTATGTATAAAATGAATAGCAAAATAATTCATAATAGAGATAATATATATTTAAATTGTGTTGTTTATGGTAATAAAAATGGTAATACGCCTTGTATATTTAATCAAACATTTACTCAACCAATAGTAGCTAATCCAAGAGAGTACTATTTATCAATTTGTCGATTTAATTTACCTACTAATAGTATTCCAACAGTTATTTTCCCTTTATATGCTCAACAAAATAATCCATTAATTTCTTCTTTAATTATTGGTATATGTGTTGGAGGAACATTTCCTAGTCCAAGTTCAACTAGTGTAAGTGTAGGTGGAACTAATTATCCAGTTAATGTTCAATATGTACCTAATAATAATTATCCAGAACCACAACCATCAGCAGCTGGTCCCACATATTTTACTCAATCCCAAGCAACAAATATATTTTACTTTATATATAGTATTAATTCATTAATATCAATGATAAATACAGCATTAGCACAAGCTATTACTAATAGTGGAATAGGTACATCAAATCCATATTTTTATTATGATCCTGTAACTGAATTAGTATCAATATATTTACCATCAGATTTTATAGCTAATGGAGCTTTAATATATGTAAATGAAAATTTATTAAATTACTTATCAAGTTTCCTATATTATTATGATAATACTACTTCATTACCTAATTTATCTAATCCTAATGATATTGATAGATATTTTTTTGATTTTAGAAGTTTACCACCTAACCAGGCTGGACCAAATTATACTATTACACAAGATTATACAAGTATTTCATTATGGTTTGATTGTACTAAAATAATTATTACAACTAATAGTATACCTATTACGCCAGAAATTATTCCAACAGTAATTGATAGTTCTGGTACTTTATCATGTAATGGAGATTTAAATTATATTGCTGTTGTGACTGATTTTTCACCTGGTATAGATAACGCAAATCAATTAGAATCAATATTAATATATAATCCAGCGCCACAATATCGTTTAATAAATATGAATTCTCCAACTCCTTTAGTTTCAATTAATTTTAACTTTTTATGGGAAACAAGAAAAGGATATCAAATACCTATATTTTTAAGTTCTTTTCAACAGGCTTCAATAAAAGTAGGATTTTTTAAGAAGGAATTATATAATAATAACCCAGAAACATTCACTGACTTTATTTAGCTAAATTGATTCTCAGTTTATTATTTTTTAATTCTATTTTTCATTTAATTAAATGAAAAAAATCATCAAAAAAAAGAAATTTTTATTATAGATTATATTAATACGAATAACATTTTATAATGTCACTTTCTTATGTTCCGCTTACTCCAGTTTCTGTTGAGATTCCACAAGAAAAATTAAATTATACAACAGATTATGCTGTATTACAATCACCTCAACAAATTTCATTTAAACAATTTTCTACCAATAATATATCGAACGCTGGTCTTAGTTTTACGTGTCCCCCACCTTCAGGGGCAATTATAGTGGACCGTAATCAACTTCTACAGGTTCCAATTAGGCTTACAATGACCGGAGCTATTACTACAAATAATGGATCATTTACACCTTCATCTACTTTAATTTCAGCAGGTCAAGATGCACCAAGATATGACCCTTTATCATCTGCAATGGACTCTATGAGTGCTACAATAAACAACGCAAGAATCCAAATAGATATCGGTGACCTATTGCATCCGCTATCGAGATATAATGAATGCGCGGCTTTTAAATCGAGAGACTTTTCTCTTTTTCCATGTATGTTAGATCAAAGTCAAAATTATATAGATTTACTTGGAACAAATCGAAATCCTCTAGCTGGATATGGATCTGATATTGAACAAACAGTTCCGCATAGAGGTGCATTTCCTTTTACTGTAGTAAGTAATTTAGCTGTAACCCCTTCTACAGGGGGAGTTAGTGCTACTTCTATAGTGGATATGGTTGTAACAACAAATTTAAAGCTTCCGCCTTTTGCATGGGGTAAAAGAGATAAACAAGGCTTTTATAATGTAAATTCGATGGATTTTAATTTTAACTTTTACGCAAATTCCGCAGGTTTTAGAATGTGGAGTCATGTTAATCAATGTCCTACTAGTTCAGGAGCAAATATAGTTACTTCAACTATTACATCATGTGTTGCAAGTTTTAATAATTTTTCTCCTGCTTTTTCATATTATCAAAGTACACCTCAACTTTTATTTAGGTATTTTACACCTAATTTACTTAATAACCAAAGATTAGGACCATTAACATCATTAACT